CTAGTTCATATTCAATACTACCAAACATACCTTCCCAAGCATCTGCAAACGACTTTTTAGCCGCCATACTATCTTTAACGTGTGTGTTTGTATAGTCTGGACGTAATTGCCCTACAATAGTTTCATTTCCCATATTAAGGGCTCTAATAGCCGAAGGATACAAAGAGTTGATATCAATACTACCAATCCAGTCATGTAGTCCTTTTTTAGGATATGCCACATAAGCACCTGCCGCCTGTGTGTTACCAAGTTCATCTCTACTTTTACGACTTGGTACAACTAGTCCACGTTCATGTGCTTCATTAATAATTGCTTGTTCTGTAACTGCTACCGCACCCATTGTTGTTTGTAGTAACACTGTATTTGCATGAGCAAGTTCACTACTTAATTCCATAAACCTTAGTTTTTTATCTAGTTTATCTAGTAGTGCAGTATCCTGTCTCGAATAATCAATAAACTTTTCAAAGTCATTATTGTATAATTGATCCAGTGTACCTGTGTATTGAACTTTACGTTCATCTAATTCATATTCACCAATAGCATCCAAAGAGTAACTATGCATTTCATGATATGTATACTTACGATAAAGTTGCATATAATCCATATGTACTCTACCAATAGTATCAAACGTTAGTGTCTCTGCACCAAAACGTTCAAATGTTCTCGGTTTAGGATATGCACCCCATAGACAAAAACGTCTTGTATCATCTTTACTTAATACACGTTTAACTCTATTTACAAGATAGGGAATATCATAACCTTCACTGTTCCAACCAGATAAAATATCTGCATCATCAATTAGTGTTAGGAATGTGTCAAGTAACTGTGATTCTTCTTCGAAGAAGAAACAGTTTTCATACTTGTCACATATCTTTTGACTTTCTTCTTTGTCCATTCCTTTAGGTGGAACAGCCAACGTAATAAGTTGATCTGTCCATTGCAAATATAAACTGATTGCAGTTACAGGATTAAATGGATCATCAGGTGGAGAGAAACCGCGTTCCTTATCGAAGTCAACCTCAATATCAAAAAAGCAAGTGTGCAGTTTAGGTGCATCTTGTCCTAGATAGTTTTCTTCTAATATACGGAATACTGGATTAAAGTCGCTTTCATAAAGTCGCTTTTTTCCAACTAATTTAATTTCTCTACGGAAATCTTTTATCGAACGACATTGTATCCTACTTACAGGATTGCCGTGAATACTTTTATGTTTACCCTTTGGGTCATCATAATAGAATACATATTTTGCGGGATAATCACGATACTCTCGTTTACCGTGTTTGTTTCTTTCGACTATTTGAATTAAGTCTTTGTCTCTGTCAAAGAGTGCGTCAACGTACATATATTTTTCCTAGTTGTTATGGCCAACCTAGCCTTGTTACTTGCTCTACTGAGCGATGAAATTTTCAATTATGCCTACGATATATATTACAGTAAGTCCTGCGTTTAATACAATTAAACTCTTTTCTTTCCATAGTATACCTACTAATACCCAAATTGCATTTGCTAGACAAAATGCATAACTGTACCATGGGTATAAATTAAAACTTGCCATTGTAGCCGCAATTAATAATATTGCAGTGCCTGTCCATGCTATCCACTGATGCGGTTTAGCGGTTTCTGTCGTATTCATTTTTATCTACCATTTCTAGTACAACTGCATCCATTTTAGCATCTTTGTATAAAATGTCAACCGTTTCCATTAGTTTTGAATATGTTTCTTCATACAAATAAATTGTTGCTTCTTGTGTGCCTCGTATTACTTGTGCCTTATAATATTCTGCCATAATATGCCTGAGTGATAGGGGTATTGTTCACCCCTATACAATTATTGTGCCTTAAGATATTCTATTGCGTTTTCTGGTGTTGTTTCAATATATGGATCATCATCTGTTCCATCATTATTAATACCAGGCTCTTGCCACCATTTTTCAATAACACCGTCATTGATAATAGCCATATAACGCCAACTTCTGTTTCCAAACCCTCTATGGTTTTTGCCAATAAGCATACCCATAAAACGTGTAAAGTTTCCACTACCGTCTGGAATAACTTTTACATTTTTAATACCTAGTACTTCTGCCCAAGCATTCATTACAAATGTATCATTTACTGAACAACAATAAATTTCATCGATGCCCATTTTCTTAATGTCTTCGTAGTTTTCTTCAAAACTTGGCAACTGTGTACTAGTACACGTTGGAGTAAATGCTCCAGGTAAACTAAACAATACTACACGTTTATCTTTAAAATAATCGTCTGTGGTTGTTTCAATCCATTCACCTTCATCAAAACTACAACCTTGTTCTAAAACAACATCACCTTGTCTGACTTTAAATTTAGTTAAAGGGATTTTAAATCCTTCTTTCATAATTGTCCTCTATTTGTTACCACCACCCTGCCGCGATACCGTATCCAAATACGTTTACACAACTAAAGTAGAATGTTAATACTGTTACCCAAGCCGCTCCTCTGCGAACACTTGCATAACATTGTGTTAGTGACCCAACGAAAAATCCAGGATATACAATTAGCATATTAGGATCTCTGGCATTAAAAGCCAAAGTTAAACTTGCACCAACTGTAAACACAAAACTTACTAATTCAAATCCAAAAGCCGTTTTATCGCTTTTGTATGAATTTACCCAAAATGCTTTAATCTTTTCCACTAGTTAGATCCAGTAGTGCCAATTTTTCCTACTGTTGCAAGGATATTCTCCATGCTACCATAGTCATCTGCATTCTCTTGAAAGTTTCCTTTGTGGGCTGTTCTGATTGCTTTTTTTAATACTGCTGGTTTGATTTGCATTTCTTCTGCAATCGCTTTAACAGTATCCGAAAGACCTTCGTTTAGATCTTCAACTTCTTGCATTACACTAATGCCTTCATTAATTACCTGAGTCAATTTTGCTTTTTCTTCAGGATTGAATACTTTATCTGCACTCATTTGAACTCCTTTATCCGTTGGATATTATTGATATATTGTTACTATAATACAATATTGTTGACTGGTTGTCAACCTATAATTATGATAATTTTGGATTAAATTGGAATAACATTTCCATTGGTTTACCAGTAGTAATGATTGCTGGGTTCTTCTTAGCAGTAGCAACTTTATCGAAATCACTAGAATCCTTCATAACTCCCACAGAGTTATCTGCCATACTAATTCCTACTAGTACTTGCCAAGCACCGCCCATGTCTGAATCTTTATACCATTCAAAGTTTGCTTTGATATATGCTTTTCTAACTTCATTAGGGTCTGCATTTTTATTTTGGAATACTGAAACAATTAATCCTGATTTGCCTGGGAAGATTTTGCCAAATATCTCATCACCAAGTTTTTTACGTTCACTTGGTTCTGCACCTGTGGCATTAACAATTTTTGTAAAATTCTCAACGTTTAGACTTGCTTGTCCTTCTAGGTATTCATTAACAGGACCTGCTAGCCATTCGTATGATTGTATAATGGCAATTACTGCCTCTCTACTTGGAACATTACCGGCTTCACCAAAACGTCCACCGCCTGAACCTTTTTTCTCACCAATTGCCGCTTTAACTTCTACAGGAGTGGTACCTACTGTAACATCACCTTTACCTTTAATACTAATACTTGAACTTAAAATTGCCAATGCGTGTTCCATTGGACCTTTCATTTGTTGTCCAACACCGTAACTTCTTAAGTGTAAAAATACTTCTTTGTTAAGTGGACTATCAAAACATAATTTATCAATAGTATATGTACCTGGTGTTACTAATACTTTAGAATTGATAACTTTATCACTTGCTAGATTTTCTGTGAACTTCATTTTTTCAGCATAGGATAACGGAGCCTTGGCAATTTCACCAGCAATTTTCATTACTTGTGTGTCATTGTATTCATCTTTAAGTATGGATGGTAGTACTGTTGTGAATCTGTCTAGCACTGAGTTTTTATTAAGAACAGTGTAAATCTTATCTAATACTTTTTCTGCTTTCTCACGGGCATCTTCATCTTTTGTGTCCGGATCAATGGCATTAATACTTTTAAGTATTTCTGCTTTAGCAGTACCTAAATCTGTATATTCTTTTAAAAACTGTCTTGCTCTCATTGTGTATTCCTATAATATAAACTATTTATCATTTAATTGTAATGTCAGATCCCAACTAATATGCTTCTGAAAATCTCTATTGTGTATACGTTTAAATGTACTTACATACTCTTTAAACATATCAATCCAAATGGAGTCTACAACTTTAGCATCAAGTACTTTTAAATGAGTTATTATGTTCTGAATTTTAACAGGATCTGCATTTAAATTATCTAATTTTTTACAAACATCTTGTATAACATGGCTGGGCACTAAGGCACCCGACAAATAACTTTGTCCGGCTAAAGGAGTTATAGTATAGTTCATGCCTTCTGCTATGCAGTATTCAATAATATCTGGTAACTGATGTATATTAAAAACATGAATAACACAATTAAGACCTCTTTTTATATGACTATAACTTTTAACTAAATCTGCTCGTTCAGTAAACCATTCCCATTTGTGGGGTGGTCTTACTACTTCATATAATCCATTTATACCGTCTACACTAAAACGAACTTTCACAGACTTAAATGAACATAACTGTCTTAAATATTCTTTAGTTACACTTCCATTAGTTGAAACAATTATATGAATCTTTTTATTGTATCCGGCATCGATTATTTGTTGTAATATACCAGATAACTCAGGGTGCATAAAAGGTTCACCACCGTCTAGTTCAATTGTATCTACATGATGAATTACTTCGTCTAAAAATTTATTATCAATTTTACTTACTAAAGATTCTAGTTTAATGTTACCATTAGTAATCATTTTTTTAGTCATAGGTTGATTTTCAAACCTATTATTAAGCCATTTATTATTACTCTCTTGTTCTAATACTTTTTTATATTCGTTAGCAACAAGATGACTTCGTTGTGGTCTACAAACATTACAACTTTTATTACATATATTACTATAAGTTAAATGTAATTTTGTTTTTTGATTCTTATTTACTACCTGACGTAGACTTTGAGCACCAAGTTCTTCGTGATGATAACAACGTTCGCAACCATTAACAGGCTTGCCCTCTGTCATCAACTGTTTTATATTTTTTAGAAAATCGCTATCGTAGTACTCTTTAGGAGATAATCCTATTGGATCATTATCACTTCTAAATTGACAACAAGGTGCAACACGTTCTTTTACATCATAGTGTATAGATTTATTAAAAGCATATGCACAATATGTCGGTGTCATTTAGTTACTATTTCTACAATTAATTCACCTATGCCTTTAATAATTCTGTGATAAGTGTTTTTAGGTATGTAATGAGTCTCGCCTATTACTAGTTCTTTAGGTAGTTGGTCGTCCATTTGCA